TCTGTCTATGGTTTTCAAGTTCCATAGTAATATCAGTTTTTTCCAATGCATCTAAACTTGTTTGTAATTCATTAACTTTATCATCTTTGTTCTTTTCCCATGCTCTGCCTCTTAACTCTATCTCTTTGATATTTTTCTCTACACGTTCATTTGCATTTGTTACTGCTTTTATTCTTGCTTCTTCTGTTTTTATATTATCCCTAGTTTCCTTCAATCTATCTTTTAGTACTTCTGCTTTTAAACTTATTTCTGTAATACCCAACAACTGTTCAATCATATCTCGTTGGTCATTTGCTTTCATACTAAGAAAAGGATCAGTGTATGTGTTCAATGCAATTAAATGTTTGAACATATTATGCGGAAAGCCAATAATTTTTTCTATGTCTTTTTGTGTTTCACGCATGTCGCCTTGTTGTTCATTGTCATCAGGCTCTACACCGTCAATATAAAATTTTAATATGTTAGGACGTCTGCCTCTTTCAATTCTATATTCTTTACCATTGATTTCAAAATCAACAGTAGTAATCATTCCTTTGCCATTTGTTTTGTTTATGAGATTGTCTTTACGAATGTTTGTTAGTGCTTCACCATATAATGCAAAACTTAATGCATTAATGATTGTAGTTTTACCTGTGCCATTTCTACTGCCATCTCCTCCTAAGTCTAAGTTATGACCTAATACCAATGTCAAGGAGTCAGTATCAAAATTAACTGCCTGCATGTTGTTGCCAACACTCATAAAGTTTTTTGCACTTACACTTTTAATCTTTAACATTATACAATAATATCCCTATACAGTTCAATTAATTTTTCTTTGTCAACAATTTGACTATCTATTGTTTCTAATTGGCTAATTACAATTTGGTCCACACTTTCAAATTCAACTTCCACACCATCAAATGCTTCTTCCTCTTCTTTGATAGGAATAAGTTGCAATTCTCTTACATTAAATTGTTTAGCAAATGTTTCTCTAATAAAGTTTGCTTCTTCATAACTAATAGGCACATCAAGTTTAATTCTTGCATGAGTATTTTCATCTAAATATTTTTCAGGCTCGCCAAGTAATTCTCTCAAACCCATCATTAAATATTTTGGACAGTCGGGCCAATCTACATATATAGGTTCTTCGCCCCAATTAAGAAACATAGCACCTCTGGCATTGTCTCCGGCGTCTGCATAATTGTGTGGGAAAGCATTACCAATGTAATGTATATTGCCTTTGTATTGTCTAGCATGGAAATGACCACTAAACACATATTCAGGATTACTGATATCACTTGCAGTAATACCACCATGGTCTGGCATTTCTACCATTGCATTCATTTTAAAATACGGAAGTTCAAAATGTCCAAACATGTATTTGCAATCTATCTTGTTTAGTTTTTTGTGTTCATCTCCAACTAACCAAGGTATAATAGAAACATTTCCTTCTAAAAAATGTTCATCTATCATCACAATATTAGGCAAGTCTCTAGCAAACTCGATACTGTTTAAGTCACGTTTCTCTCTGTAGTATAAATCGTGATTACCTAAAATAACATAAACTTTTTCAAATGCGTCATTAAGTTTTTTTAAGTCTCGAATTGTTGCATTCATAGTTGCAATATTGATACTTGCTCTATGATGATGCCAGTCACCTAAAAATATACATGTCTCACAATCACGTGCTTTGGCTTCCGCAATGAACCATTCCACGAAATCGTAGCAGTCTTTTAAATGTTGTCTACTATTTTGTTTTAAGCCGTAATGTATATCTGTAAAACATGCGGCCCTTTCAAAAAGGTTTGCCATATGCGATTTACTCTTTTGCAGAACCTACGTCAACTTCTGCTTCAGCAGAATCTCTCATGGCTTTTAATTCATTCTCATGTTGAATTTGTCTACCATAACTAGGTAAGTGACCTTGTTCAATTAATATATCGTCTCTGATTGTTTGGTTACGTTTTTCCAAATTCAGCACTCTTGTAAAACTGTTATTAACTGTAGCAGTATAATATGCAAATGGATTATCTGATTTTGCTTCATTAAATTGCAATCCAATTTGTGCTAACTGTACTAGAGCAGTACCACGCATCTCATCTACATAAGTGTAACCTCTCCAGTTACCTCGTTGACTGTAACGTTCTACTAACTTCATAAACATCTTGCCTAACTCATTAGTAATCTTTCCATGGTCCACACTAAAATGTCCATTGTGTAGTCCACCTACCCAATGACTTCTTACTACTTCTCTAGGATTGATACCTTTGCTGTCTAAGATGTAATGCTTAAATGGTGGAAAGTTTACTTTTGCTTTTGTGTCAGCAATAGTCTTTGTAGTTTTCTTACGACCAATCTCATCTGGAATATGCTCATACGTCATTACTCTGAATACTAATTCATCTATTGCTAGTGATTTTGGGTCTACTGCAAATTCTTTCTGCTTGGGCTTTTTAGTCCAATTGCCTTCTGCTATAGATTGTTGATATGCAAGTGTCTGCATCTTGGCGGCTTTGTTAGCCTGTGCTTGTTTAATTGCAGTCTTGTTAATTTTCTTAACATCATCTACTATCAAATCTACATTTGCAAATTTATCGTCTTGGATATAACAATAAGAAAGTTTGCTTATATGGATCTGTTTTAAAATATCCTTATTATTAAGATAGTTGACTCTTCTAGGTTGTGTCATTTTTTCTCCTCAAAACTATCGTTCGTTTATATTGTATTATACACATTTACAAGTGTTTGTCAACTTAATTGTAAAATCATGATAATAATTAAAGTATGTTTTTATTTATCATGATAAATACAATTAGGAGATATAAGAATGGCTGATAATGAAAACTTTTATTCAACTTTAACAAACTACTCAGGAGTCAACCCGGCTGACACCACTCAAATAAGTGCGGATACTGATGATAGAACCAATTTTAAAGATAGAGATTGGAGAGCAAGAATTAGACCCAAAAAAGGTGGCGAGGACTGGGCATATGGACTAGTAGACAATAAAGGCAATAAGCAAGATTCTGTACTACAACCTCTTAAAGATAGAGGCGGTATAGTATTTCCATATACACCAAACTTATATTTACAGGCAAGTGTCGACTACAATGAAGCGGCACAACATGGATCGAACTATCCATTTTACACATACATTAATAGCAGACCTCCAACATTACCATTACAAGGTAGTTGGACTGCAAACACATTGGAAGAAGCACAATACTTATTAGCAATATTCCAATTTTTAAGAACCATCACAAAAGGGTTTTTTGGAGATGCAAGTGTTGAAGCAGGTACTTTTGGTACTCCACCTCCTGTATTGTTGTTTGAATACATGGGAGAATTTGGTTTCAATAAAGTTCCTGTGATTATACGTTCATACAACTTCCAATTACCTGATGGCGTAGACTATGTGCCAGTTAAATACAAGAATACAACAACATATATGCCCGTTGAAACAGACATCATGATTGAGATGGCACCACAGTACACATATAAGAAACTTAGAAAAAGATTTGACTTACAAAGATTTTCAAGTGGTAAGGGATATAAGGACGGATTTATTTAATGGCTAGTTTTCATTCAAATGACAGTTTTTTACGAAATGCCAAAGTAAACGATTTTTACTTGGATCTTAATCAATTACCATCAGTACCAAAATCTATATCCGATGATACCTATACAATAGAATCAAAGTACGCGAATAGACCGGACTTACTAGCATATGATAGATATGGCTCGTCCAATTTATGGTGGGTGTTTGCATTAAGAAATCCAGATTTGTTAATAGACCCATTAGAAGATTTTACATCTGGCAAGGTTATACGCATACCAACGAAAGAGACTATTGATAGGATTATTGGATAATGGCAAAAAAACAAAAAAAGCCTACAGTATTTAGAGAAGACAGATACATTGGAGAAGTCCAAGGTAATATATTAGATGTCTATCAAAATAGCAGTTACAATTTAAAACTTTACATGATAAAAGCAAAAACTGCCGACGGTGGTGGTTGGATGCGTGGAGCCAAAGCGGCTAAGCCAGAGGACACAGTTGTTATTGCACAAACATCAGTAACAGGTGTACAATTAGATAATTTAAGCATAGAGTTTGTTCAAGGGCCTAACACAGGAAACAGTACAGCCGTTAGAGCGTCTTTTACTTTAATACAACCTGGTGCCGCAGACTTGCTAGACCAAATACAAGTTGCTAAACATTATTTAGGACATTATATGTATGCTGATGTGCCTATGTTTTTAGCAGTAGAATTTAAAGGTTACGAAGATGACGATGGCAATGACCCTGACAAAGGTGGTAAGCCTATTAATATATCAGGACCATACATTTTTGAATTAAAAATAGCAAAAGTTTCTATTGCAATAGACGACACAGGAAGTATATATGAGTTTGAATGTCCTATAGGAGCAAGTGAAGCCTATGCAGATTTTAATTTTAAAGTTCCTAAGGATATGTATGTTCAAGGTAAAACAATTGAACAGATGACACAAAATTTAGAAGATAATATTAAGAAGTTTAAAGAAGACAATCTCAAAGAAGAACTTATACATGATGAAATAGTATTCGACTTATCTCAACTAAAAAATGAATTAGGAAATACCAGTTTAGTTGATGGCAGTAATAGAGATAACAGAAATGCGGCAGAGCAAGTAAACAGATTAATTAATGCAGAATCAAAAGGTATCAAAACCAAAGAAGATTTTGATAAAGCATTAGAAGACAATCCTGAAAGTTTAGACGGTGGTATAACAGTTGAAAGTGCAGGTTGGGGTACAGAACAGCAAATTAATATTAAAGAAGGAACAAGTATGAATCAGTTCTTTACAACTATGCTTGTGATGAATGACAGTTTCCTAGATTCAATTAGTAGAAAAAAAGCATTCAGAGATCCAGTAATAGATGAATCAGGTTTAGACCTAAACCAAACATTTACCAAATGGTATAAGATAGAAGCACATATAGAATATTTAGAATTTGATGAAAGAAGAAACAAGTATGCTAAAAAAATTACATACACACCAATAATATATGAAACAAGAAATGATAAGGCTACAATTAGTGTAGGCGAAGAAAAGTCTAATGAAGAACAAGTTAAAAGACATGTTCAAAATTTAAAAATAAAAAAAGCATATCATTATTTGTACACAGGATTAAATGACCAAGTATTAAGTGCTGACATTCAATATAATGCAGGACAAGTTTTACTAGCACCACCTGGTGCTGGTAAATTAGGAGACTTATCACAAAACCCAAATAGTCCAAGTGCTAATATTCCTCCAGATAAAGATTTATCAGGACTAGATGATAAAGCCAAAATAGCCGCGGCACAAAGTGATTTTGACAGACAAATTAAAAATGGTAACTTCAGAGACCAATTGCAACAAGATTTAGGATATGACAATAAACAAATGAAGGAATTTTTGGAAGACAAAGAAAGACGTAATGCCGCCGCAAGAGCAATAGCATTCACAAACTACGGAAAACAACCAACAGGAAATCAAACAAGTGGTAGTAGTGGTACACAGGATATCGATACTTCCTATAAACCAGAAGGAAGTGGATACATATATAGTGCTGACCTAATAGACGATGAAGGCGGTAGTGAGATAATAATAGGTGAGTTAAGTTCCTATGCACAAAAACAAAGAGCAAAGAATTCAACAACGGCTGTTAAAAATGCCGCAGACAGTGGCGAAAATAGTGTAGAGCCCAAAGAATCAGTTATGTTTGGTCCTAGCATTGTTTCCACAAGCGGAGATACTAGTGATGGTACGCCAGCCGCAACTTTGTTTGGTTACATGTACAACAACATAAATGATACTTCTATATTGATAGACTTAGGACTAAAAGTAAGAGGTGACCCATATTTCTTAGGACAACAAATTAGTTATCTGGATGCAAGGAAACCTACAAAGAAAATGAGTGGCTTAGAAGAATATAATCAGCAAGAAGAAAAGAAAGAAGAAGGAATGGTATATAACTCTAATTCGGATAATTTCTTTTTGTTTACAATGCAAACACCACGTGTTAGAGACCCTGATTATACAGACGAGGATGCTAACACAGGTTATATGTCACAAGCCGGAACGGCATATTTTATCAGTGGCATATACAGAATAGTAAGTGTGTCTTGTAATTTTAATGGTGGTATGTTCACAGTAGATTTCGATAAAGCACCAAAATTAACAAGTGTTCCGTTAAGTAAGTTTAAACTTACAGGCGATGGTGTGAATTATGGCGGAGGAAATGACTAATGGGTTATAGACCAGATTTATTTAAACATAGACGACAAAACCCTACAGAAAAAATGAGGGAAAATGCCGAACTGGATCATGGTATCTATGTGGGTGAAGTAATTGTTAGACCTAAAGATGATACACATAGTGGTCGTATAACAGTATTCATTCCTATGTTGGCAAAAGACAGAAACGATCCTACTGGATATTTTAACTGTTATTGGAGTTCTCCTTTTGCAGGTAGTACTCCTACAGAAAAAATAGGAGAAAATGTAAAGAGTTATGATGAAACAATAAAAACTTATGGTATGTGGATGGTACCACCAGACCCAGGTAATTTTGTTTTAGTTATATTTGGTGATGGTAAGAAAAAATTTCCAATAATTATAGGTTGCTTGTTTCCAGACCAAATGCAAAACATGGTACCAGGTATTCCTTCAGGAACTACATATGGTAGTAGTTTGCCTTTACCAGTTGCAGAAAAGAACAAAAGAGAAGAAGATCCAAGTCACGGTAAAGATGCACAAAGACCTTTACATCACATTTTAACAAAATCTATATTAGACCAAGGATTAATAAATGACCCTATCAGAGGTATAACAACTGCTGGTGCGAGAAGAGAAAGTCCTTCACAAGTATTTGGTATTTTAACACCTGGCCCAGAAGAGCCAAGCCTTGTAACAGGTAAGAAAGATGGTACTAACAGACGAGGTGGACACCAGTTTGTTATGGATGATAATCTTGAACAAAGACACATACGTTTAAGAACAGCATTAGGTAATCAAATATTAATGGATGATACTAATGGTATTATCTATGTTATTAACAGTAGAGGTACTGCTTGGGTTGAACTTGCAGAAAATGGAAGCATACATGTATTCAGTGATGAAAGCATCAACATGAGAGCAAGTAAAAATATTAATGTAAGAGCAGATGAATATTTAAACTTAGAAGGCGGCTTCGGTGTTAATATAAATGCTGGTGTATATTCTGAAAAAACAGGAGACATACAAATAAATGCAGGTAATGATATTAAAACAAAAGCAGGACACGATAGTCACTTAGATGTCGAAAATTTAATTAGTTCCAGAGCATTGGTTGAACATACTATTGAATCAGGTGGTGACGGACATATTAAAGTTAAAAACAAACATGTTATTAGTGGTTCAGAACTTATGGAAAATGCCACTGGAGAAATAAATTCACAAGCAGGTGCTAATAATAATGTACTAGGATCAAATGTAAACTTAAACAATGGTGGTGGGTCTGAAGCGGCTAAAGAATCCAAGGCAGTTGATGCCATACCTGAAATAGAATACACAGATGTATCAGAAGAACTACCAGCATTTGAATACGATGAGAAAAATCCAGGAGAAGGTAACCCACTGCCCTCAGACGGAGAACGTGAAGGGCAAGGAGAAGACTTCAAGAGTATATTGGAGGTTGTGCCAACCAGAGAACCTTGGGTAGGTCATGCTACTCAATCTGCATTAGCACAAAATCCTGCAAAAATGGAATCCAAAGATAGTGTTACAAAAAATACACCTACTAATGCTATAACACAAAATGACCCGGCTCCAGCCACAGTTCCACAACCGGATGGTAGTATAGATATTGGTACAGGATTTACTCCAGCACCTGTTCCAGGTGCAACACCACAGTATAATAAATCTAGATTTAAAGCACAGCCAACAGCAGTATCACAAGCAATGGGTAATATGGATAAAAACGGAATGGCTGATGCAGGAGCACAAGTTGTAGCGGCAGGCGGAAATCCTTTGCCAATTCCAATGATAAACTCCAGTGGAGATAAAGTACTTGGTTTTGGTCATGTGTTAGACAGAAATGAAGTAGATGCCGGAGCAACTTTATTTGGTGATGGTAAAATCATAGATCCACAAAGTGCATTTAAAGTTCCAGGCATGAACAAACCAGCCAGCGAATACACAGACATTATAAAGAATAGTGTTGGTCAAGACTTAACACGTTATGGATTAGAAAGACTTGCAGGTTCCAAAGAAAGTTTCAAAGTTATGGGAACTAAAGATACTATCATACACAATATAGAATATCAAATGACCAACGACGTTAGTAAAAAATTAGCAGGTGCAGGACTTAGTAATTCAGGAAAATTTTTAGCAGGTGCATTAGGAGGTTCTTCCTTGAATAAAAATGCCATGTTGGCTACTGTGTTGTTTGGCAATAATATTGGTAGTAGTAACTTTTTAAACAGTGAAGTAAAACATGCACTATTGAATGGATCAGATAACAGACTTATTCCAAACTTAATGCAAAAGTGGATTACTAATAGTGTGTACAGACCAACATTAAAACAAAGACGTATATTTGAAGGTACATTATTTGGTATGCCTGATATGTATGACCTTGAACGTGAAACGCCAAATGCAGTAGGTCTAGGTTTTGGTATTTTAGCACAACGTATTAGACGTAAGCAATATGAATACTTTGCATCAGAAGGTATGCCGCCTCCAAGAATGAATTACTAATCAGTAGCAAGTAATTTTTTTAATTCAGTAACTTCAGTATTCAAAGCATGTATTCGTTTGTATGCTTCATACTTTCCGTCTTGCTCTTCTTTAACCATTCTTTCTAATGTACTAATATGAGCCGTAAGACTTATTAATTTATTGTTACTCTCTACTAATTTAATTCTTAAGTTTTCTTCTTGACTGTTATTCAGTCTCGTGTTCTGTTTCATTAAATATTTTGTCTCTTATAAATTCAACAATTTCCATTGACATCAACAATTCATTATGACTAACTTCTTTTTCTACAGTTTCACAATTTGTAAACCCTTCGGGTATTGCTCTTTGTGTTTCCAATGTTAGTAAACCATCATTAGGTGTTGATCCTAATCCTGCTAATGCATTTGCTGATGAACTTGTACCAGTGGATACAATATTACTTATCGGAAAATCCAACTTTAATTTAGATATAGCATCTAAAAGATTACTTCCTGGTTTAGTATGTTGAAATAGTCCACTTTCTCTAAAGACCATGTGTAACCATTTTGCGGCTCTACTACCTGCCCATGGACCAGAAAGTGCTATCATACTTTCTACGTTTTCATATTCATTTGCTAATAAACTTGATAATAAACAACCATAACTGTGTGCAATAATATTAATAGGGTCACCATCAAACGTTTGATCCAATATAAATTTGAATCTTTTTATTATAGTTGCAGGGTCTTCTTGTGTATTATAATCCAAACATACATCATTATGCTCCGGCATCCATAATTTTAAGAAGTTGTAACTGAGGTGACTTTGTCCACTGCCGTGAACGAAAACAATATTTTTACTATCCGATATCGGCATCCTTAACGAGTTTCTCCATTTGAGCAAATTCAACTGGAATTTTGTCTTTTTGCCCTACCATATTAACCATTTCAAAAAGAACATACTTTTTTGTAAAATAATCGTATATCCCTAATGAATGTACCCGTTTGCCATTTTTGTGTAGCATTTTTCTAAATCTTGGGCCATAACCTACAGCACCAGATTCGTCGTACCCTTTGGCTTGAATAGCCTTGTTAGTCGAGTACGCCAATTGTACGATTTTATCAAATCGTTCTAAAACATTTTTCATTAATTTACCTTATATTAATGTGAAACACACAACTTTTGCAAGTTGCTCCTAATTGTACTTATCTTGTAGGTATAACAATGGCTCAAAAAGTGGTTTATTAAAACTAGTTTTAATGGTTAGTGATAAATATTGATATGGCAAACATATACAAAGGGTTTAGTACAATAGGAAAGGTTAGGGCACCTTATACTGCAATCGATGGAGAGTTAATCAAAATTGATTTACTTAATGAGTTGAGAGCAAGAAAAGGTGAAAGAGTAATGAGACCTAACTTTGGAACTACAATATATGACATATTGATGAACCCTATCGACGAATTCGTTATTGAAGAAGTTAGGGAAGAAGTTCAAAGGGTTATAGAAAAAGACCCAAGAGTAGAGATTGATGAAATCTTTACACAAACCCAAGACCATTTAATAAGAGTACAAGTCCAATTAAAATTTTTGCCAACACTAGCCGAGGATAGATTATTTCTCGAATATGCTAGAACAGACGTAGAGATTTAAAAATGGCAGTAAACAACAGACAGAATAATTTATTTGCGGCAGAAGATTGGGAAGTAGCCTATCAGGCATACAGTCAAGTCGACTTCCAAGCATATGATTTTGATACCATGCGTTCAGCGATGGTAGATTATATTAAAACTAATTTCCCAGAGAACTTCAATGACTACATTGAAAGTTCTGAATTTATTGCCATCATAGAACTACTTGCATACTTGGCACAAAGTATTGCATTTAGAATGGATGTAAACACCAGAGAAAACTTTTTAGAAACAGCAGAAAGAAAAGATAGTGTTTACAAGTTAGCAAGACAGTTAGGTTATAATCCAAAAAGAAATATAGGTGCAAGTGGTCTTATGAAAGTTGTAAGTCTTGCAACAACAGAACCACTAACAGATAGTTTAGGCAATGAACTTGTTTCAAGAACTGTCAACTGGAACGATGCTAACAACTCCGACAGTTACGAACAATTTATTACAATTTTAAATAGTGCATTTGGTAACGTAAACAGATTTAGTAAACCTGTAAAAACAGGAACTATAGATGACATTGTTACTGACCTATATGAAATTAATACACCTTTATCAAATCCAATTAGTCATTCATTTAAGTCAGACATTAACGGTGTAACCAGAGACTTTGAATTTGTAAATGCAGACTTCACAGATAACAAAGTAATTTTTGAAAAACATCCAGATGCAACTAACAACTTTGGAATTATTCACAGAAATGATGGCTTAGGATTAAGCAGTAAAAATAATGGATTCTTTTTAATGTTCAAACAGGGTATTTTACAAACAGAAGATTTCAATTTTACAGAACCTGTAGAAAACAGACAACAAATTGTCGCAGTAGAAGATATTAATGAAACAGATTGTTACTTACAGCAGATAGATGCTCTTGGTAATACATTGGCTAAATGGACTAAAGTTCCAAATACTGTTGGACAAACATTGCAGTACAACACAAAAGCCGTTGGATCAAGTAGTTTATACGCAATACAAAACAGAGGTGACGGTGGTGTTAATTTACAATTTGCAGATGGAAACTTTGCACAAGTTCCAATCGGAACATATAGATTTTATTACAGAACAAGTGATCCTGTAAGATACCAAATACAACCAGATGACGTGGGTAATGTCGTTATTAATATACCTTACAGTAATGCCCAAGACGTACAGCATACATTATCAATAACATTGAAATTACAAAATAGTGTAAACAATAGTTTGCCTGCAGAATCAATTGAAGGTATTAAGGAAAGAGCACCTCAAGGATTTTATGCACAAGACAGAATGGTGTCGGCACAAGACTATCAAGTATTACCTTTAACAAAAAGTACAAATATTTCTAAAATTAAAGTTACTAATAGAACACATGCTGGACACAGTAGGTATATTGATATTACAGATCCAACAAGCACATTCCAAACAACAAGTGTTTTAGCAGAAGATGGTGCATTGTTTATTGAAGATACAAATTTATCAGAAAATTTTATTATTGATAATAACAATACTGCAAACGAACAAATTACAAAACTGTTTCCAACATATTTGAAAAAGTTGGAACTTAATGATTTTATCTACAGTACTTTTAGAGATAGTTGGTTAGCAAGAGAGCCTAACAAATTTAATTTATCTTTATATGGTATTGTGTGGAACACATTGCCTAAGAGTGCAGAATCAGTAACAGGATATTTAACAGAAACATTTACACAAAATGGAACAGTCACAGATGTAAACATTGCTAACAGCAGTTTATCACTAATACAGCCTGGGCATTTAATCAAATTTGAAAACCCTGCAGATATTACACAAAACAAATGGGTAAAAGTTAAAAGCATTCGAGATAACGGAAAACGTACTAGTACTAATACAACTGTTAGAGGTCCTATAACTTTAAGTGAAAGTGTCCCTCAAGATTGGAAAGGTGTTGCGGTTATTACAACTTTAAGAAAAAGATTTTACGATACAGAAATTACTGCAATAACAAATGCCATAAATGCTAAACAAACATTTGCAATAGGATACAATCCTAGTCAAAATGCTTTTTATGTTATTTCAAACAATGATGTTTCAACAACAACAGACTTTAGCATTAATAATGCAGAAGACAAATCAGGTAACGGCAGAGATAAAAGTTGGTTAATAAAGTTTAACTATGTAGCCATAGACACTTTGAGTCATAGATATGACGTTACTATTAGAGGTATAAGATATGTGTTTGAAAGTTATGAAGATGTAAGATTCTATAATGTGAATACAAACAGAATTGTAGACAGTTTAACTGGTACTGCAAAATATGACAGTCTAGAAATTACTACACTTAACAACAAATCAAGAAGTCAGGAGACCTTTGAATGGAGTGATACAACATCAACTCCAGACTATGTTGGTGACCAATGGTACTCAACAAAAATTGGTCAAAGTTTCACTAACATTCCTTTGAAAAACAGAGACACAAGATTTGACCAAGTACAAGTTAAATTAATTAGTAATTTTGGATTGTACGAAGGTGGAGATACAAGTGCTAATAACTTTGTTAAAGATGCAACTATAGAATTAGGAACAAATTTTGATACCTCAGACTTAACAAGTAACACAAACGTGACTATTGCTAATAACACAGGGCTTGTTCACAGTTTACCAAGTAACATTGTTATTAACTTTACAAATACAACATTTGGTGCAAACATTTTAGATTCAAACGGAAATGTAAGTTACAAATTTGAAAATGCAAACTTTAATAATGGTAATGTAATGGGCAGTGGGCACATTGAAGTAACAAATGCAAATGTTTCAGCACAGACTGGTACATTAAGAATCAGTAACTTTAATAACAAGCGACATTATGCTATTGACAGTTCAGGATTAGCAAGTAAAGACAAATTAACTATTACATATATCAATGACAGAGAAAGATTGACAAATCCAATAGTGTTTAGTGCTGTTGGAAACTTTTCATATAATGATGGATACACAGATCCAAGAAAAGTGCAAGTTACACCTGTAAACAGCACAGGTGATGATAGTCCAGATTATCCAATTCAGTTTTCAGATTTTGTTGCAACTGATGACGTTATTATATTTGAAGACTTTAACAGTTTCGATGGATACACATATACCAAACCTGTTAAAGCAGGAATACTAGATTTAAGAAGAGAAGATGGAGTCAACTTTAATGCAGACTATACTAAAATTGCAGGTGACTCAACAGGACATGCAACAAACGGAACAGGTACTATATACAATACCGCAGACTATGAATACTTTTTGGTCAAAAAAGAAACTATTATAAACACATTTGATAATACAAATATAGGCGGTAAGTTACATAACAAAAAAGTTTATGCAGTAGACACTAAAAAAGTTTACATAATGACTTATAGTAGTACAAACTTAAATGTTGTAAAACACTATGAAAGTTCTAATCACAGAGCAAAGCATGGTAAGAGTTTTACACAAAATACTCAATCACCTACACAAGAAGGTGTTATATTCAAATGGACACACGTTGCAGAAAACAGTATGAGAATTGATCCTAGCATTAGCAATGTACATGAAATGTTTTTATTAACAGATACATATTATGATAAAGTACAATCATATCTTAATGTTCCAGGTACTGCATGGCCCGAAGAGCCAACATCAAGTGAGTTAGAAAATGAGTTCTCTATATTAGAGCAATTCAAATCTGCAAGTGACCAACTATTATTCAAGAGCGGAAGATTCAAACTATTGTTTGGTGATGATGCTCCTAAAAGTTTACAAGCAAGATTTAAAGTCGTGAGACTTCCAGGAACAAGTTTAAGTGATAATGAAATTAAAACAAAAATCATATCAGCAGTAAATCAATATTTTAATATTGATAATTGGGATTTTGGTGATACATTCTACTTTACAGAATTAAGTAGTTATATTCATCAACAAGTAGGAAACGCAATAGGTAGTATTGTAATTGTGCCTAAAACAAGCAGTGGTGTATTTGGAGATTTATTCCAAGTAAAATGCGACACAGATGAATTGTTTTTAAGTACAGCAAAAGTTACAGACATAGATATTGTAGACAAACTAACAAGTGATAACTTAAAACCAGCATTAGTAGGTTCGCAATCATTCAGTAGTTATGATAATTCTACCGAAGCAATTGGACCATATGCTATAGACGGATACTATCCTTTATACCCAACAGCCGAAGCGGCAAACTTTGCTGGTGATGGAACACACCATACGCATGTATTCTTTGGTAAAACATTCTTCATGCCAAACGGTGTAACATATTATCATGGTAATTATATTGTTGAAACAAATGCAACAGTATCAACAACAGCAAATGCTGATGTAACAAATAACACTACAGGAACAAGTGCATCGTCAGGCTCCAATTCAAGTGGCGGCGGCGGTGGATCTAGTGGTTCTGGCTATTAAGGTTTATTAAGTGGCTGACAAAAAATATACAAAACTACCAGTAGTTAATCAAACAACAACTATCAAAAACTTTTTTGATACTACTGTAGAACAACTGTTTTCAAAATCAAATATTGAAAGCATAAGTGCGTATGTTGGTTCAAAAGACTTTTCAGTATTTGAACCTAAAGACACTTACAAAATTGAACACAGTCCAACTAGAGACAAATACAGTTTAGAACCTGTAACAAATAATATCAATCAACTCACAGGACTTAGTGAAAACCAAATGTTCTATGAGGACTTTTTAAATGTTTTAAAAAGTTATGGAGTAGATACACAAAATCAAAATACATTATTTGATACAAACTTTTACAGTTTTCTTCCACCTATTAACATTGATAAGTTTATTAACTATCAAGAATACTTTTGGAGTCCTACAGGACCTACACCAAAAATTATAAGTGGTACATCAAGCAATCCTATTAACATAGACAAGGATATTTTAGGGAAGAAAAGTTATACAGCACCCGACGGTACAATATTTAAAAATGGTATGATAGTTTCCTTTAGTGGAAATTATGCTATACCAGAAACATACAAAGATGAAAAACGTTGGATTGTCGAAGGTGTTGGCACACAAATTGTTTTAATTAACAGAGACCAAAACTTTGCTACAACATTCAGTACTGAAGACTATATTTTATATGATAGAACAATCATAGATACTGCAACTGATACATTAATAAATTACACTGACGATGCTGAAGACACCAGATGGAAGTCAGGTGGATTAGTAGGTATCGAGAACTATGTAGATGTCGACGGCTTCTCATACTCAAATATGAATCAAATTGATTCCACTAGTGGCTTACCAATGTGGGACGGTTATATAACACCAGTCGGACAACAATTACAATATATTGTAGGCGGCTTGGGTGCATACGACACAGAGCCTTACGATAGTGATAACACCCAGGATGTTCCAGATTACATAATGATGGAACGTGGTGCTAAAGACAACAACGTCTGGAGTAGAATTAACTTTTGGTATCACAAGCAAAACTTTTTAGATGCCGGTGACCAATTACCTACTAAATTAAATAGAGCGGCAAGGCCTATTATAGAATTTGAAAAAGATATTGAACTATACAATTTTGGTGTTAATGGTGTAGACGCAGTTGAAATTGCGGCATTTGATAATACCAAAGCAGAAGTAATAGGCAGACCAAACGGTAGTGTTGTAGATGGTGTTACATTAGAAGTTGGTAACAGAATAATATTCCCAAATGAGGAAACAAGTATTGCACAAAAGATTTACACAATTGGCAGTAACGGTGCTAGTCCTTCATTGGCTACATTAACAGAAGAAAGTTATACTGCTACAATAGGTGATGTAATTAGTGTTAAGTTTGGTGCTAGAAAACAAGGTGTTGAATATTATTGGAATGGTACAAAGTGGTTAGAAGGACAACAAAAGAACAAAGTTAATACACCAGTATTATTTACAGCATATGATTACAATGGTGTAAAATTAGACGATGACGCAACATATCCTAAGAGTGATTTTGCAGGAACAAAACTTTTTAGTTACAAACTAAATGATAATTCAACTGCAACAAAAGATAGTGTTTTAGATTTTGCTTTATCATACAGCAACTTTAATAACTTTAGTGAAATAGTATTTGAAAATAATCTTGAAACAGATTTATATTCTTATATTCCATTTGGTGGCACAACAAAATCTTATATGCAAGGTTACTTGTTCTATCAGAGAACAATGCCAAACGGTGATATAGTTAAAGAAACAAGTTGGAAAACACAACCCAAGAAAACAAATCAAAAAGTTGAAGATAGATACATTGTTAGTGATAGCGATATTGCAGAAAATAGATTACAATGGCAAATAACTGCTAAACCAGAAGTTGATGAAAGCAGTATAAGAGTTTACGTGAATGGTAAACGTAATAGATTATTCAGTTATGACAGTACTCAAATAGCAATTACGTTTGGTACATTTACATTTAGTAAAAATGATGTTATAGATATAGAAACAAAAACCACAACAGGTTATATTAAAGATGCAAAACGTAAAGGTAGATATGCATTACCGTTAAGTTGGCACAGTAACTTAAACAACATGGATTTGGGTAACGTTGCTCAACCTCAATATTTAGAACATTTTAATGAACTAGTCAGTAAACAAGAATTAATTACTGGAGAGCCTTTGGGTTCTAACAACTTTACTAATTTAGATATAGACATAAGTTATGCAGACAAATTAATACAAACAGATGATGACTTGCAAATGGCAAGTTGGTTGATGAGTAATGACAAGTTTAATATTGTAGACAGTTTAGAATTCAACAGCGACGAATATGTAAAATATAAGAACAGACTTAAAAAAGAAATTACAAATTATGTAAACAACAATGACACAACTGGAATGAGTTATGGTGACATGTTGGAGTTTGTATTAGAAGCAGTAATCAGTTATAATCAAGGCAAAAATGTTTTCGACTTCAGTTACATGGCGGCATTTGGTGACAAGTATGATGAACAGAATGTTGTTGTAAATAATATTTTACAAAAAGCATACACATTATCAAAATACTCTGACTTAAACAAAATAGAAAACAGTCTTTATGTTTATGACGTCGGCCCTGATGGAATAGAAAAACTTTTAGATGTTGAAACCGATTATATCGTTACAAGTACAACAACTGCTAATACAATAACTTTCACTGATAGTTACACATTAACATTAGGTAATTCACTTAAATTTAGATTATACGACAAAGATAGAGAAAGTTGTCAAACTCCTCCTACGCCAAGTGCTATGGGACTGTATCCTTGTTTTAAACCAGAAATTATTCTAGATTCAAGTTTTAACGACCCTATCAATGTTATTGTAGGACACGATGGTAGTAAAACTGTAGCCGCAAATGACATACATGACCATATATTATTAGAATTTGAAAAGAGAGTATGGAATGGTATTACTGCATCATTTAGACAAAGAGATAGTCACTATGACTTAAACATATATTCTATAAGACCTGGTCGTTTTAGAACAGACACAGGATTAACTAGAACAGCATATTATAATTTGTTAAGAAACAACTTTAATCATTTCATAAACAGAAATGATGTAGACTTTGTTGTAAATGAATTTTATGATTCAACAAATAACTTTACATGGAACTATAATAGTGGAACTGCTAAACCTGGTTACTGGAGAGGCATATACGAAGCCTGTTACGATACAGAAAAGCCACATACTCATCCATGGGAAATGTTAGGCTTTGTCAGAAAGCCAACATGGTGGGATACTCAATACATTACTACAACTTATACAGACTATGGTTTGAATAACAAACCTATGTGGAAAGATTTAGAAGAAGGAATCATTAGACAAGGTAGTAGAGAGAATGTAACAAACAACAATTATAGAACAAACAATCCTTACAGAAGAATAGGATTGAAATTTGAGATTCCAGTTGATGCTGGTGCAAACTTAATTGCTCCTGCAAATATTATTAGTACTACTTCTACTACAAAAACAATTACTTGGGTAGAAACTACATCAGGAACATCAACAGCAAATGCAAACTCATTTATAAAAACTGTAGATGGATTAAGTGTAGAAGAATTAGATAGTGGTGCGAACTTAAATATTACAACCAACAATATTTTAAATCATACTGTAGGTAGTTTCCCAACAACGGATAATACCAACATTATCGAAGATAAAGAAAACAAATATACAATCACTTTAAATACTGGAGACAGTACTGCAAGAGATTTTGCTAATGCTACAACAACAGGCAGTACACCAGTTGGTGTTGCAGTAAATGGTGCATTAATATTTAATGCAAATAGTGGTAATACACATCCATTAAGTAGTTCATACACATACGCAAATCAATATAGAAATGATGTAAGTATGGATAGTGCAGGTGGATATGTACAAAGCGATAACATCTATGGATATGTTCAACCTAGCCCACAAACAATAGGACTTACAAGTTTTGCAACTGATAGTCATTCATCTATTTTAGGATATGCTTTTGATGGATTGCCAATTTATGGACCGTATGGTTATACCGATAGATTAGATAACACCAGTGCAATAAAAAGACTAGTAAGTGGTTACAGTTTAAAAACCACATTAAGAACAACAGTAGGTGGAACTCCAACTGGAGAATTTGTAGAAGATTATGAATATGGGTCAGCAACAGGTGACTTAGACGAATTTAACTCACGTTATGGTGTTACACCTGAGTACCCAAGTGGTACAAGATATTATGTAGCAACACTTGACAGTGATGGTCAACCAGCATATCCATTTACAGTAGGACCAAAATTTGCATTTACTCCTACAAGTTTAAGCACAAATGCTACAGGTACTGCTACACATGTTAGCGGTACACAAAATTATAAATTAACAAGTGCATTGACAACAACGTTCAATGCAGATACATCACTAACAAATAAGAATTGGAAATTTGGAGATGGTGCGCCAGTAGAAAACGCATGGAAAATTTCTGAAGCATATCCCTTTGCAATAGCAGAGGCCCTTTTACTTACCAAGCCCGGTAAGTTTGCCAGTGTGTTTGCAGAGCCCGGAAAAATAATCCGTGGTTCTGCGAACACCAACCATTTGTTAGATAATACAACTTACAAAAGATACAAAGTTAAAAATGCAACAGTACATGGTAGTGTAGATTCAAATAATCTAATGTTGACCAATACAGGGTTTACACAATTTATAGATACATATTTGAGATTCCAAGGATTAAATCCAATAACAGAATTTAGTAAACCATACAAAACTGTTAATAGTAAATTAGGTCACAAAATGGCAGGGTTTGTTGACAAAGACACAATGACTGTATTCAGTGACAACTATAGTACAACTGGTAATAGTTCAAGTTTAATATTACCACAAGAAGATTTACAAGTTGATGTACACATTGGTCCTTACAGTTCAACTAACGACTATACAGGTGTTTTAGTACAACTTACATCCAATAACAAATATAAAGTGTTTGGTTATAACAGCACTAAAAAATATTTTGAAATAGAAACTAGTGATAAGAACCGAGAAAAGACTCAAGTCAAAGTAGGTGGTGAACCTATGGACGTTGTCGACTTTGATAGGAACACTCAATATAATGAAGGTTCAATTATTAAAAGTGGATACAACTTCTTTAGAGCAACAGCAGTTGCCCCTGCAGGAACACCAGTAACAAATACACAATTTTGGCAAAGACTTAGTGTGTTACCACAAGTAGGTGGTGCAGAAGCAACACTATATTTACGTGGTACCGGTGAAATAGAAAGAGTAGAGTATGGTACTGAGTATGATACAGTTGCAGAAGTTTATGACTTCATGGTCAGTTTAGGAAGACTACAAGAAGCATATGGTTACGACTTTGGCGATTACAATGACGAAATTGCAGATGTAAACAACTGGGCATACAGTGGTAAACAATTCTTGTTCTGGAGTTTAGGTAAATGGAGTGCAGGCAACACAATTAATTTAAGTCCTGGTGCAACCAAAATAAAATTTATTGCTCCAGTAGGAAAAGTTAGTGAGATAAAAGATATTGACCAAGGACAATTTAGTTTATTAGATGAAGAAGGCAAAAAGATTAGTCCTACAGAATGTGAGATAATTAGAGAAGGTGCAACAATTACTATTGCTCCTCCAACAGGCAAACAATTATATGGTGCATTATTATACACCAATGAAATAGAACATAGTTTATTAGTATCCAATAAAACAATTTTTGGTGATACAATTTTTGATGACTTATTAAACCAAAGACAAGCAAGATTAAAAATTAAAGCAAAACGTACTGCAGGTTGGGATGGAACATTGTCTGCAGATGGTTATATTATACAAGGTGGAGAACTATTACCTAACTTTGATACATTAGCAAGTGACATTGGCAAATACAATGAGATTGGTCATGTTCCTGTGCAGAAAGAATTATACGAAGCAAGTAGAAGACAATACGGATATCAAGAAAGAAAATATTTAAGAGAATTTGAACTTACACAAGATGACCAATATGATTTCTATATGGGAATGATTAGAAGTAAAGGTACACAAAAAGCACTAGAAATATTATTGAACAGTGACAAAGTATTAGTACCTGGAAGTGTTAATGTGTACGATGAGTGGGCATTAAAACTTGGAGAATTTGGAGACGTAGATAATCAGCAGAGTCTGGATCTTAAAGTTAATGAATCTGAAATTACAGATGAGCGACAACTAATACAAATTGCATACCCAGAAAATACTGTAAGTAAAGTTAGAGAAGTTGAAGTTTTAGATAGAACAACTAAATTTTTCCAAAGACCTTTCTTAGAAATTGAACCGCCACCTGCAGAGATTCCAGGAAGTTGGAACTATGGTGGAGGTACTACTGCCCAAGCAACAGTTAATATAGGACAAGACGGAAGAATTACAACAGTAGATGTTACAGAGCCAGGTTATGGTTATACAATTAATCCGGCTGTAACAGTTATTGCGGCACAGTTGTTGACTGCAAATATTAGTACAAACTATCAACAACCATACGCAACAGCAAATTCATATATTACTAATACAGGTGATTTAACAGGTGTTGCTAATATTACAATCACAGACCATCATGCTAATGCAACGCATCAACCAACTACAATTGATTTATCAACAGTAGCAAGTGGTAGTGCCAGTAATGCACAGATGGTTGCAAATGTTGTAAGTTTAATTAACACCACAATGGCAAACGTTCCATTAGATCCAACTATTACAGCAAACATAGGCGTAACTAGTGGTAACAGTTTAGTTACAGCAAGTTCACAACGTATAGCAAATGCAACATCAGAAAACTTTATTATAACACTTAGAGGTTCAGACTTTACATTGGCAGGAAGTGGATTAGCAAACTTAGATATAGAAGCAAAACGATATCAACCAAGACAACGATTTAGTTTTGAAACTGCAAACAGTACAACATATAATGATTGTATAGTTACAGTAAATGGTAATGCAACAATAGGTAATATTGTTGGCGGTACAGGAAATGATTGGGAATTTGATTCTGGTAGTAGAACAACTATTACTAATAATGCTTTAGTTGAAAGTGGTAATGTAAGTTATCAGTTTGCTCCTTTAAGTAGAAGTGATGAATTATCACAAGCAGGTAATATATCCGCAGATAATTTAACAATTATAAATGGAACATATCCACACCTTGATGTTTATATAAACGGACAAAAACTTGAAGAAAGAGTTTCAAATCCATTGTACACAGTTGCAAGTATATCAGGTGATACAAATAATACATATATTAACTTTGCAAATGTACAAGCATTGCCAGGTGGTAACTTAGCCGCCGATGCCAAGATTGTTGTAGATGAAAAAGCAACAATAGATTTTGTAGATGCATACCAAGGTGATTTACCTGGAGCAACTTTAAACATTAAAGTACAGGCAAGTGATGCCTTAGCCGCAAAACTACAACAAATGAGAACATATGACATTACTCCAGACAGTAAGTCAGATTCAACACTATTAATTGATGTTGATGATTCAAGTCGTTTGGTTGTAAGACCTAGCGATATGTCAGAAAAAGGTTTATGGCCCACAACAACAAATGCAAACTTTACAGGTATAACAGATAAAAAATATGAACCGTTACCTAACGCAGGTTATGTAAGCAAATATAATGTACAATATCAAGCATTTAATATAAATGAATTTGAAAACTTGTTTAATAGAAATGAAAGATATGCTAGTGAGATTCCAAAAGAAAATGATTTAGTTCATTTTGCTAGAGATGAACATGGTGAATTTAATGTTTATAAATTAGACAAAGTAAATGCAAATGTATCATTTATTGAAAATGATGTAGATACAGGAACATTGAAATATTTTACAGATTATCAATTAAGCACAAACATAATAGACAACAATGATTTAAGCAATGTTGATGCTAGTTATGACCAAACAGCATTCTATGATAATGTGTTAGTATTAAAAGGCGAAGGCACGTTAGATGCCGAAACGGCTAATTTAACATACAACAACGGTGAGAAGTTTTATGATACAACTATTCCTGACACATCTCGAGAAGTTGTGTATTGGGATAATGAAAACAGATTATTTGATGAAGCAGTAACAATTGGTAATGTTACATACAATCATCCACAACTAGTTGGCATATCAAAAATTAAACCAGTATTAAGTGGTAATATCACAAACATAGCCGCTGATAGTTACAGCAACGTTAGTATTAATGCAACAGCAGAAATGACACCAACTACAAAACCAATGGACATTTACAGAAATGTATTAGGTGATGTAAACACATACTCCTTTAATAATGTTCCAGCATTTAAAATTAGGAACGGAGATGTAGACGGAGTTAGAGTAGGAGACTATTTAAAATTTGCTGATGCAGGTGGTAGTAATATAAATGCAAATGTATTCCTAGTTGCAAGTGTTAATCCTGCATTTAAAGAAGTAGTTTTATATTCAAACAATACTGTACAAAGTGGTATGACAGGAATTATACCTAAAGCAAATTTAACTTTTGCAAACTATGGAACAACATCAACTGCAAATGCAAGTGGCACATATAAAGTACAAGTATATTCAGAGAAACATGGATATGAAGAATCTACAAGTATTAAATTCTCTGGACACAATTTAGGTAAAGCACAAGGCACAGCATTTACACCTTCTAATGTTACAACTAACACATATTTTGTTGAAGGTACAGCAAGTGGTAATGCAACACTAGACGTTACTGACAGTAGTCAAACAACAGGATTAGTAACAGATACAGTTATTGTTAAATTTAAAGATCCTGATGTTATTGCTTCTGGAAACTTAGTTCACAATGCATTTGTTAAAATTACAGATGCAGACGGCGGAAATATGAATGGTAATGTATTCCAAGTTTCAAATGTAAGAACTGAAGTAGTAAAAGGTCCTGATAATTCAGGTATAATTTATAACAATGAAACTATTTGGACTGACACAATTACAAATACTGGAACAACTAAAGAATTAAACTTAGGCAGTGGGGCAACAAGAGATAACTTAATAGGATTAGGTGTTAAAACAGGTAGTGTTGATCCTGAACTTGTAAAAGTTAGAAGTGTAACTTACAATAAAAATATAACAATTAATTCACAAGTAATTAATTCTGTTACAGCATCAACGTCTGTTGATGTAGCAAGTACGGCAGGAATAGAAGTTGGTATGGTAATCAGTGGCACAGGAATAAGTGGTGTTGACGGATTAACAATTTCAAGTATTACAGACTTTAATACTATTGTAGTTAGTGGTACTATTACATCATTGGCGGCAGGCACACCTCTTACATTTAATAAGTTTGCTGAAGATACGCACATACAAAGTGTTCAATTAACAAGCAGTATCACAGTAAATGCAAATGACCAAATAGACTTTGTTGAAACTACAGCAGAATATAATAACATTCAACCAACACAAGAAACATTTACATCGTTTGAGATACCTAAAGGTGATATCACAGCAAACAGTAATGCTATTAGTTTTGTGGTTCAAGATGCTATATCATTTACCACAGATGCAACTGTAAGTGACTTAACATTATTACAAGATATTAAAATGTATGGTATGGGTAAATTCTCAGGATACCATCAAGTAAGAGATATAAATTCAGGCAGTAGCACATTTAAAGTGCCAGGAGTATTTACAGGAAATTATTCTGTAAGTGATACTGCAAGTTCGGCACTAACAGACAGTAACGAATTATTATTAACAACAGGTAATATCACATTGTTCTCAGGAATGATTGTTACAGGTGGAAATATAACAACTAAGATTGTAACAGTTAATACAGAATCTAATGTTACATTGGCGGAAAATATTTCAATTGGCTTAGGTGATGCTGTAACATTTACAGAAGACTTATATGGTAATGCATGTTTTGTTAGTGACCAGATAGAAATTACAACAACTGCAAACCACGATTATGTATTAGATAGTGCAGATCCTCAATCAACATTGATAGGTCATAACATTAGGCTATACAATTATGAGCCAGAATATTATAACTATACATTCACAGTATCAAGTGTTCCAACTGCAAACACAATTTATGCTAAAGGATTTGCATTAGGACACCCTCATACAGTAGGTGGTGTGGAGTACATCAGTAAAGAATCATATGAGATGTTTGGTAATGCTTCATTACAAACAACTCCAAGTGCTAACATAGTATATCAACCTGCTACAGGTAACACACTGATTGAAGAAGAAAGAGTTACATTCTTTGTAGACAAACACGAAGGTAACATTATAATTAATGGTGCAAACGTTATTACAAATGCTTTCCCATATTTGAATATGGAAGAATACAAAGATGAAGTTGAAAGACAGATTACAGCAAAAGCAGGTGCTGTTATTAAATCAGGAAGTTTAAAATTAGGATTTCCCATAATGGGTGCCCGTGGTGGCATCAGGCTCGCCGGAATGATGGCAAGTCAATTGCAAGGCTATAAAAACATGCCTTATAATACTCCAATTAATGCGGCTAATCCAACATTGATACCTAATTCACCTATATCATCGCCTGCAGGTATTAATCCGCTTGGAATAGTAAATCTTCCTGGCATGGGTCCTGGAGTACCTAACTTTGGATTAGGATTGAATTTGGGAACAACTAGTGGGCCTAGACCTACATCAACTGTACTTCCAAAGCCGGCGGCAAATGCGGCAGTAACTAGTCCAGCAGTTCCGGCGACACCACCGACACCACCATCGTTTACACAACAGGCTAAATTTAAAACAAGTAATGTAGGTGGTAATAAAACATACAATAAACAACCTGTGTCTACAAACCAAATTAGTGTTGCGGCAGTACATTCAGAAATCTTTATAAAACAAAATGAGGCAGGAACACCTGCGTGTCCTCCACCTCCTCCACCTCCACCACCAGTACCGGCAAAACCAGATATTTATTTTGTAACTGATTTTGTAAAATACACCGGGGCAAGAGGTGAAACAGAAACTAAAAAATATACATTCTCAGGTTTTAATGGTTCCAATTATACTATTAAAATGCTGTTCAATATGTATAGTGCCCAGGACAGATTAGAAATATACCAGAGTACTAATCCAAATAGTAGAGGAAAACTTGTAGGTAGTACAAGAAACTTTTCGGCAATGACTGCTCAAGAGAAACAAGATTTCAAAAAAACTGGTGGTGCAAATACAACACGTGATGCAACAGCAGGTAACTTGGGTGATGGCTTTGTATATAACTTAGGTAAATTTACATGGAACTATAATTCAGACAATGGTAGATATATCACAACAGTATTAGACAAACATCCTAGTAGCAGTATTGCATACCAATATCAAATGACTTATCCTGTGGATAAAGCAGATACTGGCACAGCAAGAGGACAACATATAGCAGGTCCTGGTATTCCACAAACTGGTTGTAAACAACATAATCCGACAGTAGTTGCGGGTCCGGTATTCAGCAGTAGTGGTATAGCATCTGGGATCCAGGTGGCATCTATTCCAACATTTGGTAATTTAAGTGGTGGTG